GAATTGCCAGAGGCCCAAACTGAAACCTTCAATGAGTTGCCAAGATCGCCGGGATAGCGAGCAGCAAACATACCTACTGCGTTGGCAGCAGACAGATCAAGATATTCAATTTCATACTGATCTCTGTTTTTAATGAGAACTGGTTGAGAGCCAGTTGTTGCGTTGTTGGCAAGAGATGTATTAGCCGCACGAATAACCTTTAGATTCTGACCATAGGCAAGGAAGTTTGCCGCAGAAAAGAATGATCTGAATGTGCTGTTATCTGGTTCACCAAAAGTGCGAACAAGTTCATCTTCATTGCTAATTGTTACGATAGCGTCAACGGGACCCCAAACGAAATTACCGACAAAAGCACCTTCTGTGGTGCCTACTGAAGGAACAATCGTTGTTAGGTCAATCTCTTTAACGTAAACGCCGGGAGAAAGGTAAAATGCCATTTGTGTACACTCCTTTTGTGTAGGAAAGGTTATTATTTTTCTACTTTATTATTTAGAATTTTGACCTTTTCCACAAATCATAGCTTAAATCTATTGCTCAACACTTCCCATTCTAACTGGTCAAACGGATAACGAGATTTTCTTTCAGTGACCCACAAGTCACCATTTGCATCTCTTGGATTATCAAATGGATCATCAACACCATTATCAATCAATCCAAATGGTACAATATCCTGATCCATCACATTAAGTTGTTCTTGCTGTAATGTCTGACGAATATCGTTGTTGATATTCTCCTTGAAGTACCTTTGGCCGGTTAGCCAGCCAAAGTGAACCAGAGTCATTACCAAATCGTCATGATTACCTTCTTCGGCAGCAAAGGTCTTTTTATCTGCTGAGAAAGTGACAAGCTCCATGATCACGTCTTCATCTGTGATGAGAAGTTTGTCGGACTCGATCAATGCCTTGAGGTTGGCACAGCCTGTAATTTTGGTCTGATGAGATGTTTTTAGACCAAAGGCGATCTTTTTCTTGAAGCCGGGTGACTGCTGCTGACCCTGCTTACCCTTCATTTCAATCTTGATTAGGTTTTCATAAGCCAATTCATGATGGATGATGTCAGATACCTGAAGTCCAATCGAGTTGATTTCCACAAGAATAAACGCTTCGTTGTAGAGCTTTGCCGCCTGAACGATCTGTGTAGGGAACAATAGCGGTGTGATTTTATTGTTTCTATACTTGGCCACCAGCCTGTAAGGGATACTGGTCACATCGATGATTGAGAATGCTGAATAGTCCAAACCCTGACCTTCGGCCACGTCCACACACATAGTATAGGTATGTCCCGGTTCCGGGTCCTTGTGAATGTGTAAGCAGTCGCTCATATCCTTGCGAATAGGCGAATGCCAAACAAGTGACTGTAGCTTGGCTGGATGAATGAGCGTATTAGTTGAACCAATAAACTCACACTCAAACTCCTGACGAAATTGATCGGGTGAGGTGTTACGAATAGTCTGTTCTTTCCATGCCTCATCACGACCGGGCACCATAGACCAATGAATCTCAATCGGCTTGTAGTCTGATCGATTTTCTACGGCTTCTGTCCACATCTTGTAGAACAGGTTCAGGCCGTTCGGCGTCGAGACGATGATGACCTTGGTTGTCTGACCGGACGAGATGGTAGGATAGGTTGACATGAAGAATTGCAGTGCGATGTTGTTGGGAACGAATGCAAACTCGTCCAGAAACACAATGTTGAATGATTTACCACGAACAGATGAACCAGAAGTGGAGTCAGCATAGGCTTTGGATCGGTTGGCAAGTTCGATTGACCCCTTGTTCCATTCCACCACACCGGGCTTGAGGAACATCGGCAAATATTCAAATGCCAACTGAAGGCGACTCATGATTTCACGGGCAGTCGGTGCCTTGTTTGCCAGAATGGCAATATTGAAATCTTTATTGAAAATCAACTGGTGTAGCAGATAGGCCACAGATGTTGTAGTTTTACCAACCTGACGTGGAAGTTTGCAAATGGAGAATCGATTATCATGGAACGTTTCCATCATCCGTTCCTGAAAGTCCCACATCTCAAAGTTCATCAGGCCCTTATCGACGTTGATGATTCTCATGTAGGTCTTGGCAAAGTAAACAGGATCATCAGCACATTTCAGAAACTCATCGAGTTCCCACTGTGTGTACTGGTGAAGATAGTCTGCTTTCGGTAGATTTGGGTTGCCATTATATCCTGTTCTTGCCATTACTCTTTATTTTTCTTTGCTTTTATCTGATCAATGAGGTCTGCTGGACTACCGACAAAGACAGCCTTTTCAACATTGATGTTGTCCGGTCCTGTCTTGCTGCTCTTATCTTCCTTGAGTTCCTTTGTTTTCTTCTGAAGGTCATACAGGTCTTTTGTTGTATCAGCGATAGTCTTCATCATCGTAGCCAGTACTTCATAGGCCCGTGGAGATTCAGACTCTCGTGCCAGAGACACCATATCTTCCATCGCCAGATTGCCTTTACGAATCAGATCACGGAAGGTGTTACGACTTAGCTGATAATCCTCTTCCCGGTCATCACCAGACTCAACAATAGGAGCGGGTGGGGCTGGCGGAATTACCTCTACAATTTCAGACTTCTTGACTTCAATACCAAGTGTCTGTGCCAGTGCCTTGTCTGTCTTTTCACTCATATATTATACCTTTGTGATAATTACATAACCATTTGAATTACTACCACCAGACTGTGAGCTTTGTAGTGTACCAATCCAATAGCTGCCACCACCGCCACCATACTGACCATCACCAGCACCACCATTACCACCACCGCCACCACCAGAATATCCGCCGCCGCCACCTGACCAAGAATATGCTGCATAAGAAATATTGTTTGATGCATCACCACTAGCACCACCACCACCGAAACCACCGGGTAGAGTATATGTGCTGTTTCTGGTTATAAAACCACCAATCCAGCCATTTGCACGACTTCGGCCTTGTGAGCCTACATTTGCTGCGTTCTGACCATCTGATAGGATACCAGCACCGGCACCGGCATATAGAATACCACGAGTACTTGTGCTTCCGCCTAAACCTCCAGAGCCACCATTAGCAAAAGCATTATTTTGTATTCTAACGTTTGCACCGTTGGATGTTACTCTACCATTTGCGGTATTACTCTGTGATGTTAGTAGATTACTTAGAGTAGCCGCAGCACCACCGCCACCACCAGCAACAACATAATAAAGAGTATTGCTATTTAGATATATGAAAGTTCCACCACCACCTGAACCACCACAATAGTTTCCAGTTGGACCGACATTTCTATTGGCCCCTCTTTGTCCAACAACGATATTCAGAATATCACCTTTTGTTAGATCAACACGAGTTTTAATTATAGCACCTTCGCCACCCTTTATGTTTGGTGATGCCTGTATATTATCACCACCAGCCGCACCAGCAGCAGTTATTTCATATGTTCCGTTAGAAGGAATAGTCCATTGCTGAACACCACGGGTAGAAACATTGAAGTAAGAAGTGTTGCTTAACCAAGAGAATGTTGTTGTATTATATGAGGCCAAACAATTTGCCAATGTTGGTCCATTGTTTCCTGTGGCACCAGCATTTGTAAATGTAAAAGTTGTAAATGTATAAAGATTGCCGGTGAGATTATCTACCACAGTTACGGGCACATAAACATTATTGAGAATATTCATAACAATAGCAGACATGTTATGTTAGTCCTGTGCCATTGATAAACCAAGTGTTTGCTTCAACCTGAATGAGTGTTGCCATTCCGTATGAAGAAAGGTTGCGAGAAGCTGATGTGGTATTTCCTGCCAGATAAAGTGAAACACCAGAATTAGGAGTGATAGTCACATTAGCACTTGATGTTGTTTTAGAGATTACAAGAACTGTTGTGCCATTTGGAAAAACAGTAGATACGCTATCAGGAATAAACAGACTTAGGCTTGTTCCCTGATTATAATAAAGATATTTACCCTGATCAGCTAAACCTATTGCTCTATTGGTTGTTACAGAACTCTGATCAACGATATTTGCTGAACTATTGGCTTTGTTAAATGATGCAGAAATCCAGCTAATAGCATTTATGCCGCCAAGTGAAAGATTGCTTGTTTTGATATTTGTATTCAGAACTGATATTGTAAAATTGTTTCCGGCTGTGTCAATATGATTTGGAACAGGTTCTTTATCATATCCTTCAAAAAGATAATATTCTTTTGTGGTTGCATCACGGAATAGTCCTGTGTGAACGTTTGATCCTGTTGTATTAACATAGTTTGCAACAAAACCAATATCCACAATATCTGATGAGTAGTTATTTCCAGCCAGATAAATTAAAGGATCGGAGACATAAAGAGTTTCAGTATCAACAACATAGCTATTGCCAGCTACAGTTAGCTTACCTGTTATGGAAACATTACCTGTAATTGTTCCGCCATTTGAACTAAACTTTGTGTTTGCTGCGTTGTAGGCAGCATTAGCTTGATTATATGCCGAATCTAGATTAAAATCTATCCAGCCTGTTTCATAACTTGTGTTGGACGTTTTAGCAAGAATTTGATTTATATTTCCACCAGCAGCAACACCAGCACCAGTATTACCTGTGGCACCAGTATTGCCTGTAGCTCCGGTTGCTCCGGTTGGTCCTGCGGGACCAGCTAGTACGCTTTCTTTGACCGATACTACTAATGTGTCTGGTGTCGCTACTGTTATTGAATATGCAGGTCTATTATCGGTTACTTCGATTGAATTACCTGTAGATTCTGTTACAACGACAAGCTGAGTGTCAGACATTAACGAGTTACCTCTCCATAAACAGTAACATCACCATATAGTAGTTTGGATACTTTGTTATTAGTATCCGTTAATTCCAAGTCATAGACATAGACACTTCTAGGAGGTTTCTTGTTTGTTAGATCAACCTTAATTGCCGCTGTTCTGGCTGCACTCAGGCTTAAATTGATTGTGCCTGATGCACCGCCGATAACAATTTCCCCAGAAGCAGAACTTAAAGTTTCTGTTACAGTAGTGGACGAATATGATGATCTTATTTGCATTTGAGCAGAATAATCTGTAAGGTTTTTTGTGGTTCCAGCCGAATCTTTTACAGTTAAATATAATTCAAATGTTGACCCCTGCTGAATCTCTAAATCGTACTGACTTCCTAACATTATTGTTGTTCCCTTATTCTACAATATTTGGATATTCTTGAATTGTTGTTGTGTAGCCAAAGTCATCCTCTGGTTCAGCATTAAGAGGATCAGGTTCAACCGTAATTTTGACAATTTTAAGTGGGCTGGCATCAAAGCTGGCAATATTGTATGATGCATTGGTTGACGCTGCCTTGATGGTGTTATTAACTCTAAACTGACCCTGTGCTCCACCAAGAACAAGTCTTTTATTCTCCCAATTCCAGTCATTTACAAATGCATATGCTGTGGCTGTTTGATAGGATGATCCCTGATAAACAATATCAGAGATTTGAAATGTTCCGTTGTTTCCACGGTCTGTATTAATACGAATGACATTACCCGTAACCAATGATGGATCATTGAAGATATTGGCGATTGCCTTGCGGATAATCTTGGGTGTTGTGACGGGACCAAAGAAATAACCCTTGACGGTATAAGAAAGAGTCCAATACACATATCGAACAGAATCTTGACCACCCTCATATTGAACATTCTGACGAACATCATTGAGAATGATTGGAATGTCTTTCAGGAATCCAACCTCGGCTACAGGATTAATTGTGACCGTATAGTCAGGATTGAAATAAGGCAGAATCTGTTCTACGATATGTGTTCCGTCATCAATCGTCTTGGCATAAACATTCAATTCAAAGTTTATGTCATATGGAACGCCCATGTATTGAGAATTAACACGAGCCGAAGATTCGGCAGAAGCAACTCTAAGAAGTGAGTTTTGCTTACGACTCGGATCATAAGAAATATTTGTGATTTCAAAAGACATGCGAGGTAGAATGGCCTGTACTTGTCTGAACAGATCAGGATCAGAGTTTAGTCTAGTAACAAACTTGTCCTTTGGAGCATAAACAAGAGGAACCTTGAAGCGACGAACCTCATTATCCATATTGTCTTTGGAATCATATCTAACCACGGTAATGTTATTGAATAAGTTACCGAATAGGATTACATATTTGCGAAGTAGCTTGAAGTAAAAGTGATTATTTGACAACATTTTTTACGGCATCCCAAATATGTTTGTTTCGGACAGATCAACAAAACTATTTGCCTCTGTCTGTATTTGTTTGTTATCAAAGAAATCATAATAGGCATAGTCGCCTTGTGTTTCCGT